GATTATATCCCAGAGCAGTTCTGGAGCGATTCAGATGGGCCTGATCTTGAAGGCATGGCCAAAGCCTACCAAGAGATGCGCACCAAGATGTCACAAGGCAAACATAAGGCGCCAAAGGACGGGAAGTACGATATAGCATCAATCAAAGATCACGGGGTCGCAGACGATGATCCGCTGCTTAACGATTTTAGTAATTTTGCGAAAGAGAATGGTTTAAGCCAGGATCAGTTTGACCAGATCACTTCAATGTACATGCAGCATGTTGGTGAGCTGACAGATCAGATCGAAACTAATCGCGAAGCCGAGCTTGCTAAGCTGGGCCGGAATGGCGACAAGGTTGTCAGCAGCCTAAACCAGTGGCTGACCAAACTTGGTACATCTGGCGCTCTGTCATCTGAAGAGGTGGACGCTATAGCGTCAAAGGCAGACAACGCTGAATACATCATGGCTCTGAACAAAATCCGTCAGTCATATGGTGAGCAGCCGATCCCTGATCTGTCTATGCAGGAGAGCAAGTCATACACCCGCGCAGATCTGGACGCGATGATTGCTGACCCTCGATATGGTAAAGACATGGCCTACACAAACTCTGTTGAACAAAAATTCATTGAGATGTACGGCTAATGTAACAAGGGGGAGCAACATGCTCCCCTTTATTTATTTGCGTTCTCAAAAAACCTGTTATATTTCAAGCAACCGACAACTCATTTCCTGAGCCGGTAACTGGCGTAAGCGGCCCACCTGGACAACCGTGGCTAGTTTGGAAACCTTATGTGTTTAATTTATTGAAGGAAGCTACAAATGGCGATTCAAGTATCTAATGCCTTTGTTACGCTTTTCGATAGTGAGGTCAAACAAGCCTATCAGGGTCAGCGTATGTTGGCCGGCCTCACTCGCGAGCGTAGCGGCGTCGAAGGTTCGACTGTTAAATTCCCTAAGATCGGGAAAGGCACAGCGACTGTTCGTGTACCACAAACTGACGTAACTCCACTCAACGTCTCCTACTCGCAAGTTACTGCGACAATGGAAGACTACATTGCAGCGGAATACTCAGATATCTTCAACCAGCAGAAGATCAACTTCAACGAGCGTCAAGAGCTTGTACAAGTTGTATCTGGAGCAATTGCACGTCGCATGGACCAGGTGGTTCTTGATGCGTTGGCAGCGGCGTCTTCACCATCAACTGTCGGCAACGACGTCGGTGGCACAGACTCCAACCTCAACGTCGCAAAAATGCGTGCAGCTAAAAAGGCGCTTGATGCCAACAACGTACCTGCTGAAGGTCGTATTTTGGTCATCCATGCAAACTCTTTGGACTCATTGCTTGGCGAAACAGAAGTCACATCATCTGACTTCAATACAGTCAAGGCTTTGGTTCAAGGCGACATCAACACTTTCCTCGGTTTCAACGTGGTAACACTTGGCGACCGTGACGAAGGTGGCTTGCCTATCGACGGATCAAGCGACCGTACGCTTTACGCTTTCCACCGCGACGCGGTTGGCCTTGGCGTAGGCATGGGTCAGACCTCACGCGTTGATTACATTGCAGAAAAAACCAGCTTCTTGGTTGCGTCAATGTTCTCAGCTGGTGCGGTTGCGATTGATGACGAAGGTATTGTCACAATCACTTGCCGTGAATCATAAGGAGGCATAGACAATGGCATATGCAGTAGCAGGGCTTCAGCCCATCGGTGGTCAGGCAAAAGCTGGCAACGCTCCTCAGATGTGGTCATACACTTCTGCTGACGCGATTGCGACAGTCAACACGTCTGGTTACTTCAATGACGCAGCTGACCTCTTGAAGGTTGGTGACTTGATCTATGTGTACGACTCAAACACTCCAACAGCATCGCTGGTTGTTGTGCTGTCAAACACTGGAACAGTCGTTGACGTCTCTGACGGTACATCACTGTCAGTAGCAGACGCTGACTAAACGGATCGGCTCCCCTCCGGGGGAGCCTTTTCTAACGAGGTGATAAATGGCTTCTGGTGACACTAAACTGTCCATCTGTTCGGACGCGTTAATCATGTTAGGGGCATCGCCTCTTTCGTCGTTTTCGGAAGGTACTGACGCAGCTCAGATCTGCGATCGGCTGTACGACGACCTCAAGAAATCAATCATTGCAGCGCACCCATGGTCCTGGTCTTTCAAAAAAGTGCAGCTAGCACGATTAACTGAAACTCCGGCAAACGAATGGAAGTATGCATATGCATTACCAGGCGACACTCTTGCAGGTGTCCGCGCAGTATTTAACACCGGATCAACCGGCGTAAATCCAATTCAGTATGGCTGGGAGATCCAAGGCGACCAGTTGTACACAAGCCAAGAAATCATTTATGTGGACTACCAGTACGCACCTGGCGAGTCGCTCATCCCGTCTTATTTTGTACAGCTGCTGAAGTATGCAATGGCTGCAGAAATCGCGGAAACAGTGACCGACCAAATTACCAAGGCGCAGTATTATGAGCAGAAAGCATTTGGCTCCCCAGCAGAAAACCGCAGAGGTGGTTACTTCCGGGTCGCAGCCAACATTGATGGCTCCAACAATTCACTGGAGGCATTCCAAGACTTTAGCTTGATCGAGGTACGCCAGTGAGCCGTGTTATTCAGGTTCAGACCAACTTCACGTCTGGTGAGCTGGACCCGAAGCTGCGTGCAAGGATTGATTTGCAGCAGTATTACAACGGCTTAGAGCAAGCACAAAACATTATCATCCAGCCACAGGGTGGATTTGTGCGGCGCAATGGAACCAAGTATTTAGCAGAACTGCCGTCATCAGCAGGCACAGCTGTGCGCATGGTTCACTTTGAATTCTCGGTCAATGACAGCTACATGCTGATCTTTGTTGACGAACGCATGTACGTCTTTAAGGACGGCGTGCAAATAACAAACATCAACGGCTCTGGAGACGATTACTTAACCGTGACGAAAATCACGGACACAGTTATTCCTACCATGTGCTGGGCGCAGTCAGCTGACACTCTGATCATTGTGCAAGAATCCATGATCCCGCAAAAGATTGTGCGTGGTGCCACAGATGCATCCTGGACAATATCTGATCTATCGTTTTCGTACATTCCAAAGTATGCGTACTCACTCACTGTGACGCAGCCAGGCGCCACGCTGACTCCGGACGTCGAGGATGGAAAGGTCACATTAACAGCAAGCGCATCTGTATTCAGTGCCGGCAACGTCGACCAGTACATTGATGCATCACCACAAGGCCGTGCTCGGATTGTTGAATATGTATCCGGCACAGTCGTTAAGGCGATCACAGAGGTGCCGTTCTTTAATACTGACGCAATTGCATCTGGCGATTGGGATCTGGAATCTGGATACGAAAACACCTGGTCAGCAACCAGGGGCTGGCCTCGGTCATCAGTATTCTATGAAGGGCGCCTGTATTTCGGTGGCGCGTCTTCTCGGCCATCGACGCTATGGGGCAGCCGTGTGGGCGACTTCTTTAACTTTGATCCGGGCGAATCGTTTGATGACGCGGCATTGGAAGCCACGCTAGATACTGGTCGGTTCAATGCAATTGTGGACCTGTATGCAGGACGTAATTTACAGGTGTTCACTACTGGCGGTGAGTTCTACTTGCCGCAAACATTGGGTGATCCGCTCACTCCAAGCAACCTAGCGGTCCAGGAGCAAACATCTAATGGCGCAAGGGTCGGTATCAGAGTTGTCAACGTAGATGGCGCCACGGTCTTTGTACAGCGCCAGGGAAAGGCGCTTGCTGAATTTATCTTCAGCGACACGGTCAATGGCTACATCTCAACCAAGATTTCCTTATTGTCATCGCATCTACTGAAGTCACCGTCTGACATGGCTGTGCGCCGAGCAACGTCAACTGACGAAGGTGATCAGCTACTGATCGTAAATGCGGAAGATGGAACGATCGCCTGCTACACACTGTTGCGTTCACAAGAAATTATCGCTCCCTCAGAGTGGGTTACCGACGGCGAGTTCATCTCTGTCGGCGTCGATATTTCTGATACATATGCGGTTGTCAAGAGAACCATTGATGGCAGCGATGTGTACTACGTCGAGCTATTCTCTGAAGACTCAACGCTGGACTGCTCGACTTTTGCTGACGTGGGTTCATCAACTGCTTCAGTCAGTGGACTGTCATTCCTGGAGGGTGAAACAGTCAAGGTGATCCGAGACGGCATTGTTGAAGCAGACAAGACAGTATCGTCTGGCGCAGTCTCTTTTGACATTGCTGCAGAAGAGTCCTACTCGATTGGCCTTAACTTCACACCGATCGCTGTGACGCTACCAGTAGAGCCAAGGTTGCCTTCTGGAAATATTCGTGGATTTAAAAAGCGCATTCTTGAAATAAACTCAGAACACTTTGAATCTCAAGCAGTTACAATCAATGGCGAGCAAGTTGCCTTCAGGCGTTTCGGTGAAGACATCTTGGACATCGCTGTGCAGCCGTTTACGGGTGTAAAGAGATCCGGTCCGTTGCTTGGTTTCGTGAACGAAGGCAAGATCACATTAAGTCAGTCAGTGCCGCTCAAGATGAATGTGCTGGCATTGGATTACAAGGTATCAGTGGGGCAATAGCATGGCATTTATGGCAGCAGCTGCAGCAGGTATGTCGACTCTCCAAGTGGTGGGTACAGCCTTATCTGCTATCAGCTCGATTCAGCAGATCCAAGCAGGTCGACAGCAGGCGCGGGCATATCAGGCTCAAGCCAAGCAGGAAGAGCTTAAAGGGCGCCGTGACGCGCTCGCCTATCGCCAGCAAGGTGTTGAGGTCTTAAAGAAGATTCGTGAGAACACAGCGACTGTCACAGCGCGTGCAGCAGCGGGTGGATTGAATCCTTACTCTGGATCGCCACAAAGTCTAAAGAATTACGCAGCCAAAGAAGGTATCGGCGAGTTCTACTTAGCTCAAGAAAATGCAGAGCTTGCATTGGTGATCGGTGACGTAAATGCACAGCAGGCGCGCATGGCTGCATCACAAGCAAGGCGCCAGG